ATCCGATACCACTGGAAAACTCGCTGGCTCGGCAGCACTTATACTCGTTGCGGACGCCCTCGCGGAGCTTTTAATCTGGCACACCGGCACGCAGCTGTCGGCGACTGATCTCGCGAAGTATCTGCCGACCGAAAAAGAGGTTGACACCAACCAGCGGGCACTGGAATGGCTTTACGGCACCATTGCGGAGAACGAAGGCAAATTCGATTTCTCCGGCGACTCTATCCCGCGCGAAGTGTGGGGTGAGTACAAAACCGATGGATATGACCGTCCCGGCGTGGCAATCATCGCGTCAGTGCTCAGCCGGATCATGCCCGAGGCAGGGTTCAACGCCACAGCGTTCCGGCAATGGGCGGCTACCGAGGGGTATCTTCGCCGCGACGCAGAAGGCAGATCAACCTTCATGGTGCGCCTCCACGGCAAGCCGCCCACTCGGTGTGTGTGGTTGTATCTGGGCGACAAATAACTATTGCTGGCGAATATGTCAAATTCAAGGGCTATTTGCCAACGACTATTATGCAAGTTTGTTTCGGCGGTATCACAATATCGCCCCTGTATCAACCCATGTGATACGCCGAAACCCGCATAAAACCTGAACTTTTTGGAGGTGTATCACAGTATCACATGAAAATCGATTGCACGCTTATATACGCGCGTAAAAATTTTTTGAAATACAAAACATGCTCGCGCATATATATAGTATAGTATGTGATACATGTGATACAAGTGATACATATATAAATAAGCCAGTATTCATGGACATTCCCACGTATCGCTTAAATCGGGATTGCCCGAAACAGAGTGATACATAGTGATGTATAACGAAAGGAGATCACATGGACGAAGAGAAGAAGGCCAGAACGGAGAGCACGGCGCAAGGCAACGCGGCTGCGACCGGAGCGGACAGCCCCGCGCCGAAGAAGAGAGGCAGACCGAAGTCACCGCCGAAGCCGAAGAAGGAACGAGCCGCACCGACGCCGCCGAACGCCTACGCAAGGAAACGGGCGGTCGAGTATGCCGAAAGCGTCGCGGAGCGCGTCGACGAGAAAGATAAGGCGGCTATCGTCAATGCGCTGACGCTGCCCGAAGAGGATATGCCCGACGCAAGGCAGTACAAGAAAACGACCGATAGGGCGAAGTACCTCCCGAGTAAGGTCTGGACGCCGGAGAACGACGACGAGCGTGCATTCGTGAGCCAGATTCTCCGCGAACTGCTGACCGAGTTCCGGAAACCAACCGTGAAGGACGACGACGAAATGGCGGAGAGAATCAGCGACTACTACGACCGCTGCGCGAACGAGGGACGGACGCCGGTGTGGGAGGAAGTGTGCCTGAGCCTGGGGTATGGATTGCAGAAAGTGAACGCGATTATACATGGGACGGAGCGGGGGTTCACGGCTATCACCCCTGAAATCCTCAAAAAGGCTAAAGATTTTCAACAGTCTTTTGATGCGAAACTCGTGGTCGCCGGGAAGATGAATTTTTTAGCATATTGCTTCCGGGCAAAGTGCTATTACGGAATGCGGGATAACGCAGAATTGCCCGAAACTACGCGAAATCCGATGGGTGAAGCGAACCTCACACCGAAGCAGCTACAGGAAAGATATTTGCAAGGGATGAGGGAAAGCGACTATGAGGACAAGACGATAAAGTGACCGAAAGTTTAGGTTTTCGACACAGCGAGCGACTTTGGCAGTGACATATTGCTAAAAGTATTGTGCAACATGACGAAAGCCCCGGCGACTATCAGACGGTCAGCGACTATCGATCGACTATCGCGAAAAATCATCAGCGACTATCGCGGATCCGGAAAATAAAAATCCGATTTTCAAAACTCGCAGAAAAGTTTTCAAAAACCGGGGCGGAAATTTTTTGGAAATCGGCGGGAAATTGAGCGGGTTTTGAGCGGCACCCAGGCGGCAGGCAGCACCTCTTGCGACGGCAGGACGTCCCAGGCGGTAGGCGCGGCGCGGATAATCACGGCGGCGTGACTGCGCAGGACGCCCCAGGGCGCGCGCAGACGTCCCAGGACGCGCGGAAACGGGCATGGCGGTATAGATACCCTCTCGAGACGTTAAACGCGCTCACGGGGCTTATAGCGGCTCACAGGGTTATGCAGGCGGCAGACGCGCGGGGCTGTGCGGTGGTATAGATACCCTCTCGAGCCACTCGCGCCCCTCACGCGCCGTTTGCGGGGCTCACAGACATAAAAAAGCCCCGCCGGTCGGCAGGGCATAAAAAGGCCGCCCACGCGGGGCGGTCGGGGGTTATGAACGGTGGGCGAGTTCCAGCAGGATCAGCACGGGCACGATCAGGATGTACAGCACTACAAGCACGCTATCACCTCCCGCTTACAGTATAGCACACCGGCGAGCGGTTGTCAAGGGGGTCACAGTGTCTCCGCGGCGGCGATTATGTCCGCCTTGGCGCCGTCGGTCAGTACCAGACGCCCGCGGGACGATGTGCAGGTGTCGCGGTAGACGTTAGTTAAGTACCAGTCGCGCGAGCGGCGCTCCGCTGTGAAATGGGTGCTCTCGGGGCGGTAGCCGTATGCGTTGGGGAATTCCTGTGCGCAGGGGTTACAGTAGATCTTGCAGCCGGGCAGGTGTTTTTTTAAGATGCAGTCCGGCACGTCATCGATAGCGGCCATGATGTCGGCGACGTCCAGGCGGCGGACGGACGCGCGCCCCTCCGCCGCACTGATGATCCCGGCGAGGTCCTGCGCGGCGATGGTGTAGGCTGCATAGGCTGTGTCTGCGGCGGCTTTGGCAGCTTTTTTCTCCGCGTCGGTGTAGCCGGTCGCGACGGCGCGGCGGTCGGCAAGTCTTTTGGCGTTGCGGTATGCCGTCCAGGCGGCGAGAATCGCGGTGAGCTTGTAGGGCTTTAAGGTGGTAACAGTGATCATGATATACTCTCTTTCTCCCCGTCATAGCCGGGCGGGGGCGGCGATTGTATATGGTGGCGGGTTATCTGCCCGCCATGCTGTAAAAAGCGTCTGAGGTGATCCGCAGGGCGTCCAGAACGCGGTATGCGCGGTCTTCGGCGGCTGTGTCTGCCGCCTCGTCGGCCGGGCGCCGCAGCCCGCACGCGCGGCGATAGTCGCGGCGATCCTTGACCCGGGCGAAGATCTCCAGGGCTTTATTTGCCGTCATGCCTGATCCCCCCCTCTCCGAAACAAGATAGCCAGATTGGGACAACGTCCGATAATGGCGTACCATGTGCCGGTTTCGGGGTCTTCAACGAGCCCACCGTTGACGCCGCGGGCCCCGGAGGAATACCCCACTATTTCGAGCTTGCGGAGCGTGTAAATATAGTCGCTTGGCTTGTGGGTGTAGTCCTCAGCCGCTCCGAGCCGTACAAAATCCCGCAGTTCCTTCAGCTCGTATTTTGTCATGCCCTCGCCCCCTCTCGCTTCGCCTTGCCGTAGGCGACAAGGACAGCCGCGCCCGCCTGGTGCAGGGCGCGCGCTTGGACGTCGAGCCATGTTTCGCGCGGGTTGGGGTCACGTTGCCCGCCATGCGTGCGGCGCAGTTCTGACGGTGTGCACACCCGGGCGGCGATGTCGCCGTTATAGATCAGCGCACAGCCGCCCCAGCTGTACTCGTTCCAGTCTCGCGCGCCGTTTGACAGCACTTTGCAGACCGTCTCGCGGTCTGCCAGGGGCGACGGCTTGCCGGTCTCCGTGGCATATACTGCCGCTCTGCACAGGTTGCCGCACAGTTCCGCCGCGTACGCTCTCACGCCGCGCGCCCATGCGCTGCGCGCCGGGGTTGCCGTGATGATCTCGGCCATGCGGGCGATGATCTCGGGGACCTCTGCCCTCTCGGCGGTCTCGGTCTCCGCTGCGGTCTCGGTCTCCGGCTCTGCCTCTGTGATCTCCGCCCCTGCGTCTATCAGGTAGTAGTAACCGTGCCCGGTTTTCTCGCCGTCAAACTCGTACTCTACGATCTCGTTGTACAGGCGCCCGCCCTCGCGGATGTATGTTTGCATGTCGTACGGCTTGGAACGGCTGATGTAGCGCGTCCCGTTGCGGGTGGTGTCGTAGTTGGGCTCACTGCCCGCCGCAAAATAGCTCAGGTCCAGGCAGCCGCAGAACGCATCGCCGCCGGTCACCTTAAGTCTGCGGCGGACGTATGCTAGGAACTGCGACGGGGTGACGTTGTGGCGCTGTATTTCAATGGTGTAGTTAGTTTTCATGGTGTGATCCTTTCTGCCCTCTCGGGGGCTGTCGTTTATTCTTTACGGTTACTATTATATCACGATTAACCGTAATTGTCAATAGCAAAATCATGATTTTCCGTAAATCAGCACATTGTACAAATTCAAATGATATTTTTGTGCACCTTTTCAGGGGCTGTTTTCCGCCATTTCGCGTGGTCTCGACGGGGTCGCGGCCTCCGGCGTGGCGGCGCCCCCGGGGGGGTGTATTTGGCGGGGAGGCGGCGCGGTTGACCCTCCCCGCCAAAGAAAAATCAAAAAAATCTGAAAAAATACGCAAACCCTCTTGACAATTAACCGTAAATGTGGTATAATGGAATCAGTGAAGGGCGGAACACCTCCGCTGAAACGCAATCGGAATATGGGGCGGTCAGCCCGAAGAGAAAGGCGAACGGCGTAGCGGCGCTGTTACGGAATGGAGAATCAATCGCAATGGAGAATCAAGTAAGCAAAGAGAAAATCACGAACGTGGTGGCATACATCCGCGTCAGCACCGACGGGCAGGTCGGAGAAGATAAGTTCGGGCTGGAATCGCAGCGCGAACAGATCATTGACTACTGCCGCAGGAACGACATGAACATCGTTAAATGGTATTCCGACGAAGGTGAGAGCGGCGCGAAGTACCGTCCGGGGTTCGACGAGATCGTATACGGTGAAGTGAGCAATCCGCCGATTCAGGCAGTTGTCGTGGCGAAGTCAGACCGCGTGGCGCGTGACATCAACATCTACTTTTACTATCAGGGGGCACTTCTCCGCAAGGGAATTGAACTTATCAGCATCTGCGAGGACTTCGGACAGTTCGGCGTGTTCGCCGGGATGCTGAAGGCGTTCACGCTCACCTGCGCGGCAATGGAACGAGACAACATCAGCAAGCGTACGGGAGCCGGGCGCGCTGTCAAGGCATCGAGCGGCGGCTACAGCGGCGGGCGCGCTCCGTTCGGGTACAAAGTCAGGAATCACACGCTCGAAATCTACGAGCCGGAGGCGGAGATTGTGCGCGAAGTCTTCCACATGAAGGACGATCTCGGCGCAACGTATCAGGCAATATGCACACAGCTGAACGGTGAAGGGAAAGTGAACCGGAGCGGATCGAAGTTCTCCATCAGCTCAATCCAGTCGATATACGAGAACAAGAAGACGTACCAGGGGTACTACAAGTACGGCAGTATGAAAGACTACGTTCCCGGAGCGCACGAGCCGATACTGAAATAATTCCAACAACACCACAATAAGATTTAATCAAGCTCCAACAAACCGTAACACCGTAACACAATAACACGTGTAACAGACCGCTTAGTTTGAACTTAGTTTCAAGTTAGTTTTAACTTAGTTATAAACAATGCGCAAACAAGGTGTAAACGGCGGTGCAAGTACGCAAGTTGCCGCGAGTTTAACGCTGATTCAACGCTGACTTAACGCTGATTCAGTGTTAGGGCTCCGACCATAACAGGACTGTTCCCGAAAAGGAAAGACAGCGAACAGATACCGCAAACGTTCACTTGACCGCGTGAAGCGGTCACGGAATAGCAAACACATCCCGCACCGGCATCCGGCCGTGGCGGAGTACCGTACCCCTATACTTAGAGCGCCCAGAGCGCCATTTTTCCAAAGGAGAGTGGCGTCATGGGCGCTTTTTCATGTGAAGATACTGGAAAGAAGAAATCAAAAAAGGTGAAGAATGGGAACAAAACGGTTCTTCCCGGATTTGAGAACTGGAACGACCGGCTGCCGGAGTGCGTCGTGCTGTGCGAGGCTGTCGCGGCGTACGGAACGGACAGTCTGTCGGTCGCGAAAGACTACTTCGACGCGCTGAGGGGGCTCGCGCAGGACAATTCGGCAGAATCATACGAGGAGGAGCTTGCCTACATGGTGGCGAAAGGGAAAGAATTCTTCGACGTCGTGAACCGTATGCTCGCGAGGTCAGCCGCCGCGAAGACAGCCGCCGCTCCGGAATGGTACGAGCTGAAACGGAAAGTCTGCCTGCTGCTCGCGCCGCACTCGTTCGACCACTATATGCAGTACGTCGAATGGAACAGAGAGCCGTCGCGGAAGTTCTGGGTACCGAGAAGAAGCGTTCTGACGGGGCTGTGCAATGATCTGCAAGACCTCGAGGAGCATCGGATTAAATTCCTCGGGGTGAGTATGCCGCCTCGTGTCGGAAAATCCACGATTTGTATATTTTTCCTGACCTGGCACATGGGGCGGCATCCGGACGACGCGTCCGCTATGGGCGGGCACTCCGACACGCTCGTGAACGGATTCTACGGCGAGCTGAACGCCGTGCTCGACCCGGACGGCGAATACCTCTGGCACGACGTGTTCCCGCACGCACAGATCGAAAGCCGGTCGGCAAAGTACCTGCAAATCAACCTCAACCACCCGAAGCGCTTCCCGACAATGACCTGCCGGTCGGCGGAAGGTACATGGACGGGCGCTATCGACATCTCGCGCGACGGTATCCTCTATGTCGACGACCTGATAAAGGACCTCGAGGAGTCACTGTCTCCCTCCCGTCTCGACGCGAAGTACAACATCTACCTGAACCAGATGAAAGACCGTATGAAGGATGGCGCACTACAGCTGATGGTCGGCACGCGCTGGAACGTAATGGATCCTCTCGGGCGCGTCCGCGAACAGTACAGAGACAATCCGGATTACCGCTTCACCGTCATTCCCGCGCTCGACGCGAACGGAGAATCGAACTTCCAGTACGATTACGGCGTCGGGTTCTCGACCGAATACTATCGCGACATGAAAGCGTCGATCGACGACTGCACATGGTGCGCGAAGTACCAGGGCGCGCCGTATGTTCGTCAGGGTCTCGTCTTTCCACCGGATTCACTGCTCCGCTACAACGGCGTGCTGCCGGGCGGATCGCCGGAGCGCATTATCGCTGCTTGCGACGTCGCGTGGGGCGGCGAAGACTACCTGTCAATGCCAATCGTCTACGTGTACGGCGACGGCTCCATGTACTGCGTCGACGTGGTATTCTCGAACGCGAACAAGGTATTCACACAGCCCGAAGTGGTCGGCAAGCTGCTTATCCACCGCCCGCATCAGGTACAGTTCGAGGCGAACAACGGCGGAACCGAATACGCGCAGGCAATCGACAAAATGCTCCGCGCGAAAGGGTGCTCGCTCAACATCTCGACGCGCCGCGCCCCCGGCAACGCCCCGAAGCTCTCCCGCATCATCCAGTACGCGCCGGACATCTCGAAGATTCACTTCCTCGACTTCGACCACTCGACGCCGGAATACCGTTCGTTCATCGAATGGCTCTGCTCCTTCGTCTCGCTCGGCAAGAATGTCCACGACGACGCGCCCGACTCGCTCGCACAGCTCATGGACCTCGCCACCGGAAACTGGGGCATCGTCTCTGTGCAGAAACGGGTATTCTGACACGTATGACGGAATTTCGCCTTCCATGACGGAATTTCGTAATAAAGCAACAAGTTTATCCGGAGCACTTGACAAAAATTCGTTTAAGGTGTATAATATTACATGACGGGCGACCCCTTTCCCCTTCCGCCTGTCTGCCATGCTCCGCACCGTTTGCGGATATGGTTTTCTCCTCCGCCCCGACGCTGTTTTTAACCTTTCTCACGTCGGGGCGAATTTTCAAAGAACTGGTGGTGAAAGAATGGCGGAACCAAAAGTCGAAGGGTACGCGGACGACGGAACGCCCATATTCGGCGCGGCAGACCTCCCCGACGTCTCTCCGGTGCTGACCGGGCGACACGTCATCTACACTGACGCGGAAACGGTCGACGCGGAGAACGTCGTACAGGTGCTGAACAAGGTCCTTCCGACCTTTCACCGGAACCAGAGCGACATAAATTATCTCTACGGCTACTACAAGGGCAGACAGCCCATCCTCAACCGCATCAAGGAAGTACGACCGGAGATCAACAACAAAATCGTCGAAAACCACGCGTGGGAAATCGTCTCCTTCAAGGTCGCGTACCTCCTCGGAGCGCCCATCGCGTACACGCGCCGGAAAATCCGGAGCGGAGAGGCCCGCATGACCATGACCCCCGACGAGATCACCGCCGCGCAGACGCGCGATCCGGTGTCCGAAAAGGTCGGGCGGCTCAACGAAATCATGCACGTCCTCGACAAGGAAGCTATCGACCACGACATAGCCGAGTGGAACCACATCTGCGGAACCGCGTTCCGATATGTCATCGGCAGCCTCGAAAACGACGAAAAAATCGAAATCGGCAGTCTCGACCCGAGACGGACCGGCGTCGTCTACTCAAAAGAGCTCGGCGCGAAGCCGGTCATGGCGTTCCAGGAGACGCTCAGGGACAATCAGCAGACAATCTACACCGTCTGGACTGATACAATGCAGTTCGAGATCGTGAACAACACAATCACGTCCTCGAGGCTCCACGGCATCGGGGCGGTCCCGATCATCGAATACCCGCTCAACAACGCGCGGCTCGGCTCATTCGAAGTCGTTCTCGAAGTTCTCGACGGCATCAACAAACTGTCCTCGAACCGGCTCGACGGCACGGAACAGTTCGTCCAGAGTTTCATTAAATTCGTCAACTGCCAGATTGATCCCGAGAAGTATAAAGAGTTCCGGCAGGAAGGCGCTATCGTCATCAAGTCGGACAACTCGAACCCCTCGGACGTCGACATCATCTCGTCCGAACTCGACCAGTCACAAACTCAGGTCGAAATCGACCACCTCTATCAGCAAGCCCTCACAATCTGCGGTATGCCGGACAGAAACGGCGCGAACCGCACGACCGGAGACACCGGCAACGCCGTACTGCTCCGCGACGGATGGGCAATGGCGGAAAGCTGCGCCAGAGACACCGTTATGCAGTGGGAACGAAGCGAAAAGCAGTTCCTCCGCATCGCGCTGTCGCTCCTCAGAACATACGGCAAGCTCGACCTCGGGCTCGCCGACATCGACATCCGGTTCACGAAGGGCAACACCGAGAATCTGCTCGTCAAAACGCAGGCTCTCATGAACCTTCTCGACGCCGGAGTACATCCCGAAATCGCGTTCGGTATACCCCACCTGTTCGACGATCCGAACCAGGCGTATATCGACTCGATCCCATACCTCGCCGCGCGGCTCCAACTCCTCGAGAGCACCGCGCGGGACAAGTCAGGGCAGGACAAGCCCGGAGGCGGAAGCAATGACGGAAACAAAGAAAGTTCCGGCGGCGGAAGCTCCGGAACTGATTAAAGTGCGCTGCCCGCACTGCGGAAGGCTCCTCGGAGCAATAAGCGGTGTGGCGGAGATAAAGTGTCGCGGCTGCGGAACGACGGTCAGAGCCCACACAGAAGGCTCACACGCCGTCATACGCACGGTCGCGTCATAAGCGGGAACACCCCGCACTACAACACAGAGCGCCAAGAGCGCCAGATATCTACAGGCTTTTACACAGCCTGTCGGTTCTGGTGCTCTTTTTAATTTATTAAGGCCACTCCCCGGGGCGACGCTGATTTTAATTCATTAAACAATGGACAGAGAAGTCCGAAAAACGCGAATCTATGGCGGAGAGAACCGCCTCACCAAACGCAGAAAGGGATTATCACATGGAACTCAGAGATTTACTCGGCGAAGATTACCGCGAAGGAATGACTGCGGAAGAGATCGCGACGGCGCTCTCGAACAAGAACTTCGTGAACAAGGAGACCTTCGACAAAACCGCGTCCGACCTCGCCAAAGCGAAGAAGGACATGAAGACCAATGAAGGCACTCTGACCGAACGCCTCGAAGCGCAGAGGCAGCAGATCGAGCAGCTCACCGTCAAGGCAAACCGGCAGGAAGCTGCGAGCATCCTCGCGGGGAACGGCATGACCAAGGAAGCTTACGAGACCTTCCTCGACGGCATTGTCACCACCGACGCAGAACAGACGACCTCGGTCGCTACGGCGATTGCAGCGGCGTTCAAGGCTTATGGAGAAGCGACGGCGAACAAGGTCAAGGGCGAACTCGCGGCCGGCGTCAAAGCCCCCTCGCAGGCTCCCGCAACGACCGCCATGACCAAAGAAGCTTTCGGCAAGCTCACTTTCGCCGAACAGGTCCAGTTCAAGAACGATAATCCGACCGAATTCGCGGCACTCTTCAAGGCGTGACCGCACAACCTCATTTTTCGAAAGGATGATTAAACAATGTCCAAGACCTACCTCAACTACCCCTTTGACGACGATCTCTTCATTGCCCGCTGGCTTGCGGAGCCCGACTCCGAAAAGACCGCGCTCCTCGATTCCGGCGTAATGGTTGAAGACCCGGTGCTCGCCTCGAGACTCATATCCTCCGGCAACTACGGCACCATTCCGTTCTACAAGACCCTCACCGGCACTCCCGTGAACCACGACGGCCAGACCGACATCACCTCGACCGAGACCCAGGCAGACCAGCAGAACTACGTCGCGTATGGCCGCGACGTCGCATGGACCGCGCGTGACTTCGTAGGCGAGCTCTCCGGCGCAGACCCGATGGGCCGCATCATCTCGTCCACCGCGAAATTCTGGGCGAAGTACCGCCAGAAGAAGATTATCGCCATCCTCGGCGCGATCTTCGGCATCACCGGCAACGCCGCGTGGACCGCTCACACCGTCGACGTCGGCTCCGCGACCGCGACCGCGAGAAAGATCAACGAGACCGACCTCAACGACCTTGCGACCGATACCCTCGGCGACAACAAGGACGCGTACAAGCTCGCTATCATGCACTCCTCCGTCGCCCGCACCCTCGAAAACCTCCAGGTTCTCGATTACTGGAAGCAGACCGACGCGAACGGCATCCAGAGAAACCTCGGCCTCGCGTCCGTGAACGGCTACACCGTCATCATTGACGACGGCGTTCCGGTAACCACCGTCGGCGGCTCCGAGGCGAACAAGGACCTCAAGAAGTACACGACCTACCTCCTCGGTACCGGCGTTCTCCGCCACTGCTGGGCAAGACAGGACGTGCCGGTCGAGACTTTCCGCGAGCCGACGAAGAACAACGGTCAGGACACTCTCATCACCAGAATCCGCGAGTGCATCCACCCGAACGGCTTCTCGTTCAAGCTGCCTTCCACCGGCTGGACCAACTCCCCCACCGACGCGCAGCTCGAGGCGTCCGCAAACTGGGTTCTTAAGTTCGCTCCGAAGGAAATCCCGATCGCACGCCTCCTCACGAACGGCTAAACCATGACCGCGGACGAGAAGCTGATCCGGCTGAAACGGATGATGCGGCTTCCCGACACGGACGACGACACGCTCTCGGCGTTCCTCGACTTCACACGAGACGAAATCCTCTCGTGGAGGTACGGGGCTACCGGGAGCATACCGGACGACGTGACCGACGTGCCGCAGGAATACGAAAGCGTCCAGTTGAACGCCGTCATGATCGGCTTCTCGCAGATCGGCGGCGAAGGCGAAACCGCTCACAATGAAAACGGAATATCGAGACAGTTCGGGTATTCGTCCTGCCTCGAATACATCCACAAGAACGTAATGCCGTATGTAGGGGTGATCTCATGAGGACACTCGCGAAGAACCGGATTCCGTACTGGTACGCCCTCTTTGCGGGCACTCAGGACGTCACCGACGAAAACGGCAACTACACCGGCGAGCAGGAAGTCATCTACACCGAACCCGTAAAGGCGTGGGGCAACATCTCCGCCGCCAAAGGCGATTCTTACGCCGCCGGATTCGGAACGATGATCGACTACGATAAAGTGCTTTGTACCGAGACCACGGAGCTTGACGAGAACTCGGTTGTCTGGCTCGACGCAGAGCCGACCGCCCCGTACAACTACCGCGTCAGGCGCGTGTCGAAGTCGATAAACGGAACGCTCGTCGCACTGAAACAAGTCGACGTAGGAACGTAGCGAAGGAGATTGCCATGCAGAAACGCATAACCGTCCGGCTGTCGCCCGGCAGCGTCAAGTCTGCTCTCGATGAGGTCGCATCCCTCATGTCAGCCAACCGGGACCGGCTCGACGACGCCGCGCGCGATATCGCCGAACGGATATGCGAAAAAGCGCAGGCGAACTTCGACGCCGCGTGGTACGACAGCCTCGCGAGAGGTGTCAGAGGCGAAGCCGACGTGAAATGCCGGGTGGAAAAGACCGGCACCGGCTACAAAGTCGTCGCCGAAGGACCCGAGGTGACGTTCATCGAGTTCGGGGCAGGAATCTATTACAATCCCCCCGCCGGAGCGTCCCCTCACCCGAAAGGCGCCGAACTCGGATTCGTTATCGGCGGATATGGCAAGGGGCAGGGAAATCAGAAGGCGTGGGGCTACTACGCCGAAGACGGCAACCTCGTCATCACGCACGGAACTGCGGCGCAAATGCCGCTGTACAGAGCTTTTGAAGAAGTATTACAGGAGATGAAGAGATGATCGATTTTGAAAACACATTCGTCGACGCTGTGCGAACGGCTGTCACGAAGAAGTTCCAGAAAGCAACGGTTGTCTCCGAATTTGTCCCGAAGCCGTCCTCCTTCCCTCATGTGTACATCCGCGAAACCGATAACGCCTCCGAGGCGCTCTCCTTCCGTGTGACCGGCGGAGAGACCAACGCGCGGCTTTCCTATACCGTCGACGTGTTTTCAAACAAGAAAAGCGGGAAAAAGAGTGAATGCAAGGCGGTCATGGCCGCGGTCGACGAGACCATGCAGGGCTATCACTTCCAGCGCACATTCTGCAACCCCTTCCCGAACGAAAACGACGCGTCCATCTATCGGATGGTCGCGAGGTATTCAAAACTTCAATCAACCAAAATGGAGGTATGATAAATGACCACCAACGGTATCAAATTCTACTACGCCCCCGAAGCCACCGCGGGCACTCAGCCCACCACCGGCTGGGTAGAAATCCCCAATGTCACGAACTGGGGCGAAATCGGCTCTTCTCCCGACACCATCGAGATCACCCCGATCTCCGAGACGGATTTCAAGCAGTATGAGCAGGGTCTGTCCGACACCGGCAGCGTCGACGTCACCGGTAACTGGAAGAACGATTTCATCGACGCGTGGGAGACCATGAGAGAGGCTGCTGCAACCGCGGCGGCAGCGGGCAAAAACCTCTGGTTCACCCAGATCATCCCGAACTTCGATAAGAGCTTCTACTACTCCGGAACGCCTTCCATGCTCAGATTCCCCGAGGTCTCCTCGAACTCTGCGCTTCAGCCCTCCGGAACCATCACCGTAAAGAAAGTCACCGGTCTCGCGGCAAAGCCCACAATCGGCGGCTGACATATCAAAAAGGAGATAAACCATGATCATCAACGGTAAAGAAATAACGGCAAAACCTATCGATTTCAACGCCACAATCGAGCTCAACGATCTCGGCGGCGACATCTACTCTTTCGGCACAAAGCCCCTCGCGGCACTCAGAGCCTATCTCGCGTACTGCGAGGGCGTCAGCGCCGAAGAGGCGGGGCAGGAAATCGAAGCACACATCGTAGGGGGCGGCGACCTCTCCGACCTCTCGACGGCATTCATGAAGGCGTGCGACGACAGCGCTTTTTTCAAAGCGATGATCACGAAGGCGAAGACGGCGGAAAAGAAGCAGGCAAAGAACGCCTGACTCCGAACGCCGCCGAAACGGTATACGAAAACTGGCTTCCTGCGGCTTACAGGATCGGGCTTGACCTTACTACATTCTGGCGGCTCAATCCGCGCCGCATGAAGCCTTTTCTCGATATATACGAAAAGAACCAGCGTGAAGAACGTGATCGGATGAACTTTCACGCATACATGACCGGCGTATACGTCCGGGACGCCATCGGAGCGTGCTTCTCGAAGAACGGAAAGTTCCCGGATAAGCCATATGACCTGCGGAGTCAGGAGGAAAAAGCGTCCGCCATTTCCCCCGAGGAATACGCACGGAGAATGATCCTCATGCAGGAATATCAGGATAAAGAAAGAAAATTACAGGAAAGGTTCGGAGGAGGTGAATTGAATGGCAGATAACGAAGTGCAGATAGACAGTCTGTCTGTCGCAATAGAGCACAGCGCGGGCACGGCGTCGAAAGACCTCTCGAGCCTCGCGTCCGGGCTTCGGAAGCTGCAAAAGAGCGTCGCGGGGCTGAATCTGAACAACGCGATTATACAATTCGGCTCACTTTCGACGGCAATAGGCGGGATCGGGAACAACGCTGACAAAATCACAGCTCTCGCTTCGTCACTGCTCGACCTCAAGTCGGTCGGGAAGGTCAGCGCCGCCGTGCCGAAATCACTCTCGAACCAGATCACCGCCCTGGATACCGCGCTGAGCGGCGTCACCGAGTCGGACGTAAAGCGGATATCGTCACTGGCATCCGCTCTGACCCAACTCAGCGGTGCGAAAATGCCGCAAATCTCAGCGTCTATCGGGCATCAACTCCAGAGCATCGGAGACGCGGCAAAGAACTTGCAAGGCGTCAACCTCGCACGCTTCAAAGACCTTGCGACCGCGTTGCAGCCGCTGTCGGCTCTCACCCCCGCGCACCTCACTTCATTTATAAATCAGCTCGGTAAATTCACTCAGCTGTCGAAGGATCTTGAAGCCGTCGACATGGACAAGTTTGCCGCGACAATTGAACGGCTCACGGCGGCAATGGCACCCCTCGCAACCGAAATGGACAAAATCGCCCGCGGATTCTCAGCGTTCCCGCAGAGGATTCAGACCTTCATTAAAAATAATGAAGCGTCAACCAAGAGCGTAAAGAAAGCCGAACCGACATGGCAGAAATTCTTTGAGACCATATCAAAGGGCAGTAAAAAGAGCTCGTCCGGGCTGACGAACTTTGCAAAACAGCTATTTTCGATTGCCACAATCAAAAAAGTCTGGCTGAAAGCTACGGATTCTCTTGAATCCGCCAACGAGTACATCGAAGCCCTGAACCTGTTCTACGTCTCAATGGGCAGCTACGCCGAAAAGGCACAGGACTATGCTAACCTCGTCGGCGACAGCTACGGCGTCGACCCCGCCGAATTCATGAAGATGCAAGCTACCTTCATGGACGTTTCGAAATCTTTCGGCACGGCGAGCGGCACGGCGTATACCATGTCGAAAGCGCTGACGCAGCTTACTTACGATATATCATCGCTCTACAATCTCAAAGTTGACGAGTCACTGAACAAGGTCCGGTCGGCTCTGGTCGGCGAGATTGAGCCAATCCGCGCGCTCGGTAAGGACCTGTCCGTCGCGAACCTCAAACTCCTCGCGACCGAACTCGGCATCACCGCGAACGTCGACGCAATGAACCAGTCCGAAAAGGCAATGCTCCGGACGATCTCACTGCTGAGACAGTCAAACTCCGCCATGGGCGACATGGCGAGAACGCTCGAGCAGCCCGCGAACCAGTTCAGAATCCTCAAAGCGCAGCTGACGCTGCTCTCACGCGCGATAGGCGACCTCTTCCTGCCGCTTGTGCAGAAGGTTCTGCCGTACATGACCGCGTTTATCAAGGTCTCACAGCGCATCGTCATGGCGTTCGCCGAACTCGCGGGATTCAAGCTGCCAAAATTCGACTACGCGGACAACATCGTCAGCGGGAACGAAGATATCGCCGACTCCGCGGACAGCGCCGCGAAGAGCATGAAAAAGCTCTATCAGCTCTCCTTCGATGAGCTGAACATTCTCGGCTCACAGAATACCGGCTCGTCCGGGAGCGGGGCAAGCGCCGCTGATATCGCGAAGTTGGAAGCGGAACTGAACCGCCTCGCGAAACTCGAGGACGATATGTTCTCAAAGAACCTCGGCGAGACGACCGACAAGATCGCGGAGCAGATCGAGAATTGGATCACCAAAGGGCAAGGTGTCGAAAAGTGGGCGGCTGATGTCTGGGAGAAGTTTGAAGGCATTAAAACGTCTCTCGGCGCAGCGGTTGACTACGCCGACGATTTCGGCGCTATGATAGGGCTGTGGAAGGTTGACGATGACCTTGTCACGAAGCTCAGGAATATCGGAGTCGCACTGCTCGTTATCGCGGGTGCAAAAACCGCAATCAAAATAGGTACTGAAATTGTAAAAGTCGGACAATTTATTAAGAAATTGTTCGGCCTGGAAGACGCTACAAAATCGGTTGCCAACGCAATGGGTGAGAAGAACAAAAAGCTCACTGAGCAGACGAAAGAAACTGCCGAGGAAACCGAGGCTGTCGGCGAACTGTCTCCGGCACTTGACACTGCTACCTCTGCGATTACCGCTATGGCGGGAGCAATCCCGGCGATAGGGCTTAATTGGGACACCGCATGGCAGTTTGTTTCAAGCAATCCGATAGTTCTCAACGTAGACGCTTCACAAATCGCGACTGCCGGAGAAAAAGTTTCTGAATTCGTAAACAGCTCGTTCTATCAGCTGAATTCGTGGCTCGTCGGCTCCGCGGATGCAATGTCAACGTGGCAAACTACGCTGAACGCGCTGACCGGGGAGACGACTTCGAGCCTCAACAGCGCATGGAAATCGGCTTTTGACGGGCTGAACACAGATACTGTGAACGGGTTCAACGACATTCTCACATCGTCTGATAGTTTTGGAGAAACCATATTCTCTTCTATGGTCAATCCAATACAGCGAGTTGACAGCGAATATGCCGCGACATTCAACAACATTTACAGCAATTACGCAAGGCTCATGGGCATTATGGGGGCTACGGTACCTTCATACAGCGCATCCGGTCGAGCCGGAGGGACATATTCCAGTAGCGGCAGACGAGTAACTTCGTCTCGCAAAAACGCAAATCAAATGGTCGCTTTCGGCGACGACGGTTCCGGCGCATATCGCGGGTCTGCACCGCAGGGCTATAACAAGTGGGACATAGTCAAAGACGTTCTTAAAGGACACTATGCGCAGGAGTGGGAGAACTTCACTGAGAGCTTCAAAAACGCCGGAGAATCATTCGCGAAAAACGCTGAGTATGTTCTCGACCAGACGCTGAAAATGCTCAAAAATCTGCTCGGAATCTCTTCCTCGGCGATAGGCGTTCCCGCCTTCGCGACCGGCGGATTCCCCGAGGACGGAATGTTCTACGCGAACTCACACGAGCTCGTCGGACGCTTTGCGAACGGGCGGACTGCCGTCGCGAACAACGCGCAGATCATCGAAGGCATCGAGAACGCCGTCTACCGCGCGATGACAGCCGCACAGCGCGGCTCAGGGCGCGGCGGAAAGATAGAACTCGTCCTCGACAAGCAAGTCGTCGGGCGCGCCTTCGGAGACGCCATAGACTCCGAAAAGAGGCGCTCCGGCGCGAACACCAAAATCACATTCACGAACGGAGGGACGCGGTAATGGTTAAAGTCGACGGAACCGAATACGGCGCTATCGTTACTGCACTCACCCGTAATTTCGAGGTAGTTGATGGCGACAACGCCGGGCGCACACTCGATGGCGTCATGCACCGCGACCTCATTGGAACCTACTACAACTACTCCATCACGATCAACACCGACCGTATGTCCCAGACGGAGTACAACGCTCTCTACAAAACGATTTCCGCGCCGGTCGCAAGTCACGATATCGTCGTCCCATTCGGCAACGAAACGCTCTCATTCAAGGCGTATGTCTCGCGCGGCAGCGACGATCTCCTCCGGCAGTACTCCGAGACGAACCGGTATTGGGGCAACCTCTCCTTCGACTTTATCGCGATGGAGCCGCAAAGGAGCGCCGAATGAAGCTCAAAGTATCCTACGCCGACGTCGCTGTCGGGGCGAAAGAAAACTTCGCCCCTTCGGCGACCGGGCAGACCAGCAACTCGACTCCGGCACTGCTGCAAGGGCAGCAGACCCCGATGTACGCGAATCCGTGCGAGATATACTCCGTCCTCCTCGACGGTTCTCTCACGGTTCCGCCGGACGATCCGAAATACGCCCTCGTGTCGGACAGCCTGTCGAGCGCGACCGACGGCAGCTTCGAAACTCCGCTCGTCCTCACGCTCACCGCGACCGGGCAGTACACCTCTCAGGGAATCACGCTCGTTTTTGATGAGACCTCCAACCGGTACGCGACGGCGGTCAACATTAAATGGTATCGCGGAAGCACCCTTCTGTCGGACAAGAACTTCACGCCGGACAAGCCGAATTTCTTCTGCGCGAACAAAATCGAAAACTACAACAAGCTGATAATCTCCTTCTCGAAGATGAATATGCCGCGCAACCGGCTGTATCTCACGGACATTCTCTACGGCACTGTCCGCAACTTCGGGAAAGACGAAATCGAAAACTTCTCCCTGCTTCAGGAAATCGAGCCGGTATCCGAAACCGTCTCGATCAACACCGTAGGCTTCACCCTCAAGAAGCAGAGCGACGTTGACTTCATCTTTCAGGAAAAGCAGCCCGTTTACACATATTTCGACGACACGCTCGTGCAGACGACTTTCATCACGCATTACGAGCGGAATTCCGACAAGACCTATGATATCGAGACGGAAGACTACGTTTCGATCCTCGACGACTCCCCGTTCGGCGGCGGCATCTATTCCGGGAAGAACGCGGCGGCGCTCATCGGCGAAATGCTCTCCCCGCTCAAAGTCGAATACGAAATCGCGGGCAGTCTGCAAAACGCGACACTCACCGGATACCTCGCGATATCCTCCTGCCGTGAAGCCCTGAACCAGATCGCCTTCGCCCTCGGCGCAGTGGTGGATACGAGCTATTCGGACAAAGTGAAGCTGTACAAGCTGCCCGACACCGTCGCGGGCACGCTGAACGCCTCGAACACCTTCACCGGGCAGACGACCACCTTCCGCGACAAGCTCACCGAACTGCGGCTCACCGCGTACTCCTACGTCGCCGGAACAACCGACTACACCGCGTACAAAGCGGCGGACAGCGGAACCGGAACGAACATCACGGTCACTTTCCCCGAGCCGCTCCACTCGCTGTCAATCACGAACGGCGCGATCATCTCGCAGGGCGTCAATCAGGCGGTCATTACCGCAAACGCGAACTGCGTCCTGACCGGAAAGAAATACGACAAAACGCAGACCGTCGTCACGAAGCGAAACCCGCTCGTCCTCGCCGGGGACAAAGAGAATGTCGTCGAACTCAAAGACTTCACCCTCGTGAACCGCACGAACGCCGACGAACTCGCCACAGCGGCGTACAACTACTACTCCGCCCGCCGCGAAATATCTGAAAAGATACTCACCGGCAATCTCAAAGTCGGCGACAAAGTGACGCAGGAATACGACTACATGGACGACGTGACCGGACGCATCGTCAGCATGAAATACAACGTCTCCGGAACCGCACAAGTCGCGGAGGTGACCATCAAATGAGCCTTGACATAGCGAACCTCAATTTAATCTATGACCGCACGGAAAGCGACGATACCGCGTCCGCTGCTATACGGAAATCCTACCAGACACTCGGAAACTGGTCAGGGCTGACCGACGCCGAAAGAGCACAGTTAGAGCGCGGAATGCTCACCTACAATACCCTCAACCGCGTCGAATCCGCGGTCAAACTCCTCGCCGCCGCGCTGACGTCGGCGGGGTATCCGGTGGAGGTGACGCCGGTGCTTAAGGGAAGCGCTGAAAAAAAGCTGATACTTGACAGCAGCAATTTTCAAAGTGCGCCATATCTATATGCGAGCGGAGTTCATGACACTACTTACTCCAGTAATTATATCAGCACGATAGACTTCTTTCCGCTATACGGTGAAGATGTAACCGTAACCGCGAACATAGCTTTAGGTGCGGACAGTGGCTTCCTGTGGTATGATGGCGGAAAGAGCTTTATATCCGGCGCGGCCGCTTCAGCTATATCCGGATATACCATGTCGGCGTCTCCGCCTTCCGGCGCCGAGTATGGGAAGATCAACATAAATGCAACCGGTATAACCCCGTCTGCTATAACGTCGGTGGCGGTGAAATTGCAAACTTCGACACTCGAAGACCGTGAATGGCAGGAAGGCGACGTGCTGTATAGACCGCAGTGGGCAACGTATCTCGAAAACGTCCAGAAGCTCAGGGACGCGTACTACACGCTCGCGGAGACAGGAGCGCTGCCCGCGCCGGGGGACAAGCTCGGCTACGTCGGCGCGAACAACATCGAGAAGGTGCTCGCGGATATCGATTTGCTTATCGACTGTATGAAATCGAGCTATCGACGGTGTGGGACTTTCCGCGCCGGGAACAACGCGGCGCATCTGCCGCTGAAAGGAAGTGTATAAAATGCCGGTATACAACGCACCGGAAATCAAAGACCGCGTCGCGACCGGTGACGATCTCTACACGATCACCGACGTCGGCGGGAAGAAAAAACTTACTCCCGCGCCGACAGAAGTCACTGAACCGGGAACGCCGATAAACAAAGCGCTGCTACAGGGTATTGTGGACGCGCTGCAAACCATCACGGGATCTTTCGTCCCATATGACTTATATTGGTGGAGGCGCAGACCGTCCGCCAACAGCTATGTGGAGACACAGCAGACTGCGTTCGTCACCAGCAACTCCGCCACCAACTACGGCGGCTTGATCATCCCGTTCTTTTATCACGGCGAAAACGCGGATTTCAACTCATCGGTGTCTTTCCAGACTGCGTCATCGATCACAATAAATCAGTCGAACGGCGTGGTTTCGCTTAAAAACCCGACCTCGCGAACCGTTAAATATGCCGATTACGACGCAACGGCGCTCAACAATATGTGCGCTGGAAAGTATATAAAGTTCACGTCCGATTACACCGGGGTAGGTCGGGATGAAATCCTGTACGTCCCATCGGAGGCATATATCCGCTCATACTCAGTCGCGTCGTCGGCCACATCGCCGACACGTGGCTATATCGGATATCTTTCGCCGACCGGGAACTGGGGCGGCTGGGGCCCGGGCACGGATGTAAAACTCATCGGCTCGGTGAAGCAGACCGCGATCGGCGACTGGGAGCTCATTTCATCCGACGCTCCCGACACATATCCGCACAGCGGTGCGTCCGGCGGCTATGAGTACGCATATTTCGGCAAGGTTTCTGACGCAGCTTTAAGCAGGTTTGCGCCATCACTCAAAACCGTAAACATCACCTCCGCGTCATACAGCTCGAACAATTTCACGGTCGACTTGCCGGGAAGTGTGTGCTTGTTTTGGTGCGACGCCGAGACCGCCTCGGACAGCGGCGTGCCGTTCGGTGCCATCGTAGATGACACTTTTGTCTACATGGTGACAACCGCCGTTTCTTACAGCAGCAACTATGGAGCGGAATATGGAACATTGCCACGGTCCGGCTCCGTGGCTCAGTGGAAATATTACCAATATGGCGAAGAAACGCAATATAAGCTTTGCAAGGCAAAAAACGGCAGACTCTATTTTGGCACAGCCAACGGCAACACATATAACGAGGCGTGCACGCTTTATTTGCTCCCGATAATTCCGAGGTGAGAAAATATGACCTATCAACTCTGGGATAAAACATCCCCGATCTACGACATCACCGCCGAACAGGCGATGATAAATAACCCGCTGTACGGCAGCGAAAACAGCTACCTGATCCTCCGCGACGATGGCTCGATCCTCGACATCCTGCCAATCTCGACGCTGAGGACACTGACCGGAAAGGACGCGACAGCGACTGACGAGGAAGTGTGCGCGGCGTATATCGCGCAGATCACCGCGCCGCCTCCTGCACCGCCGTCCGGCGACATCTCCGCGCTGTCCGCCAAGGTCGCGGACCTCGAGACGCAGCTTGCGACGATCGAAGCTGTCAACAAAACACTTTTAGGAGTTGAATGATATGGATGAAAAACTAATCGCAAAGGCACGGGAACTCCGCGCAATCATCGAAAAAGCGATGACTGAGACGGCAAGCCTGACCGAGGCGGAAGCCGTCTCCGCGACCTGCCTGTATCCAAAATGGAGCGGGGACGGCATCGCGTATGTCAAGGGGCAGCGGGTCCAGGATGACGGAGTGCTTTACACCGTGCTCCAAAACCACACCTCTCAGGCGGGATGGAAGCCGACTGCTGCGCCGTCGCTTTTCGCGAAGGTGCTGATCCCTGACCCGACCGCCGTGCCGGAGTGGGAGCAGCCGGACTCGACGAATCCTTATATGAAGGGCGACAAAGTGAAGCACAACGGAAAGACATGGGTATCTCTGGTCGACAACAACGTCTGGGAACCCGGCGCCGCCGGAACCGCCGCGCTGTGGCAGGAGGTGACCGAATGATAGTCGAAAAAATCATATCATGGGCGATTCCATTCGTCTGCGGCGGTGTGATCACCGGACTTATCACTTATATCAAAACGCTGAAGCGGAAGAATGACGCTGTGGGAGAGGGCGTGCAGTGCTTACTGCGAGCTGAGATAATAAGAAACCACGAAAAATGCATGGACCGGGGGTTCTGCCCGATCTATGCGAAAGAAGCTCTCAAGCGAGCTTATCACGCTTACCATGATCTTCATGGGAACGACGTCGCGACGCGCCTTTACAACGAAGTCATGGAATTACCGACGGAGGTGAGAGAATAATGGCTGCGTTCCCAAGAGGTACTACTCCGACGCTTAAATTCACCCTGCCTTTTGAGGCGAAACAGCTGACGAGCATTTATATCACTTTCGCGCAGTCCTATCGCGAGGTGCTGACAAAGCACGGCGCTGAAATCACGGCGGAAGGAAATCAGCTGATCGTCGAGCTGTCGCAGGACGACACGCTGCTCTTTCGTCCACAATCTGTGGATATCCAGATACGCGCAATCGACGCCGCGGGCAACGCTATCGCGTCGAAAATTATCACCGCCGACGTCTCGAAGATTCTCCGGGATGGGGTGATAGAGTGACCAAAGCGTGTGAATTTCAGGTGGAATTCGGCTCAGGCGCTGAACTTAATGTCGAGTTCGGCGCCACGAGCACCGACTTCGGTACGGTGGAATTTTCCGCCGACGGAGATTTCGCGGCGACGCTTGAAGCGAAATGCGCCGAATTTGATCTCCGAATGGAAGACCAGAGCGCGGAGTTTGACGCGAGCATCGAGGGCTTACAGCTCATCGAGGTTTCGGAGCTGCCGCCATATGACGGCGCTTACGTCGTCGACCCGCTGATCAAAGCGCCGGTCATCCTGCCGACGAAAGGCAAAAACATGAGGGACAATGTAACGGTCAAAAAAATGCGTCAGCTCGAGGTCGGCAACGGCGCGGGCGGAAATACCTTGATCATAGGAGAGGAGCTATAAATGGCAAATCAGTACGTCAACAAAGTCGTCGTCGGAGGCGAGACAAAACTCGATCTCACCGGCGACACCGTAGTCGCGGACAAACTCGCGAAGGGCTACAAAGCGCACGACAAGTCCGGCGCGCCTATCGTCGGAACAAACACCTACGACGCCGACACCGGAGACGCGACCGCCGCCGCGGCGGAAATCCTCGACGGGAAAACCGCTTACGTCGCGGGGAACAAAGTCACCGGCGTCATGCCGAACAAAGGCGCTGTGACCGGCAATATCACCACAAAAACAGAGCAGTTCGCAATCCCCGCGGGCTTTCACGACGGCTCGGGCAAGGTCGGGATATCCTCCGCCGCTCAGGCTCCGATCGTCGCGGGAAACATTAAAAAGGGCATCACTATCCTCGGCGTCGAGGGTACTTACGGCGGCGAAGCCGTCAAGGCGCAGGCCAACAAAAACGTCACGCCGACCTTCGCGGCGCAGGAAGTACTGCCGGACGCCGGATATGACTATCTTGCAAAAGTGACTGTAGCGAAGATCCCGGTGACCGAAACCGACAACGCCGCCGGAGGGGTCACCGTCACGGTGGGCGGCTGATATGGGAATCGTCAGAATGCCGGAACCGACAGCGGTGCCGGAACCGACAATGAAAGAGTATAACAAAATCGTCCTCAACGGCGAAACGCTTATCGATCTCACGGCGGATACCATCACCGCGCAGAGCCTGCTCAAGGGCTTTACGGCACACGGCGCGGATGGGAAGAAAATTGTCGGGCTTTACGAAGCCGCCGCCACGGCAGGACTTAACGCCACCTGTGGAGAAATCACGCCGACGTCAGACCGCAGCAACTACTCGCTGTCGCACGGGCTCGGCGAGGTGCCGAGAGCGTTTTTCATCGGTATGCAGACGAGCTATCTAAATCTTTCGGGTAAAAGGAATATCCTGATCGGCGCATGGGGTATGCGCGACCACAGCATCCAGTACAAGATGTATGCGACGTCCCCGCTGAGGTCGCCCGCCGGAGGGGTGCGTGAAGGCGCGATTACTGTTTCGGGATTTCAGTGCACCTTGACAGAAGCTAATGACAAAACCATCATTGTCGCGGACAGCGCGGGGACTTATAAGCTTATCGGCGGAGCAACTTATTTCTGGGTGGCAGTGGGGAGTGAAAAATGAGATACTACGCAGAGTATGACAGCGGCGAGGTCATCGCCGTCGGCATAGGGTTCGGCGGCACGGAGATCACCGAGGACGAGTACAACGCCGCCCTCGCGGAAATCGAGGAAAAACGGCTGCTCGCCGACCGGCTGTACGCCGGGGAAATCACTATCGCGGACGTCCCTGAAAAATGGCGGGCAGAAGTGCAGCAGACCGTCGACGACCGCCGCGCCATAGAAGCCGAAGAAGAACCCGACTATGAAAAAGCATGGAAAATACTGATAGGAGATGAGGTATAATGAAAGGCATTGATATCTCAAAACACAACATCATCAAGTCTTTCCCCGCGCTGAAAACGCAGGGCATCGAGTTCTGCGTCATCCGCGCCGGGTATGGAACTGCCGTCGACCCGAAATTCAAAGCCCACATCTCTGCCGCGAGAGCCGCCGGTATGCTCGTCGGCGTATACTGGTTTTGCTACGCGCTCGATCCGGTCGACGCGAGGTGGGAGGCTGAGTGCTGCATCAAAGCTCTCGGCGGCGAAAAGCTCGATCTGCCGGTGTTTTACGACTTTGAGTATGACACCGAAAGATATGCCGAAAAGCACGGCACGAAGTACACGCCGAAATCCCGAACGGACATCATCGACGCGTTCTGCGCTGAGATCGTCCGCCGCGGGTACACCGCCGGAGTATACACAAATCCGGACTACTGGCTTTACCGCCTCAACTCCGACCGGCTCACGAAATACCCGCTCTGGATCGCGGCTTACCGGCAGGCGGACTGCAAAGCGTCCTTCAGCACCACTCTGCCCACAGACCTTCCGCCCGCGTACCAGAACGCCATGTTGTGGCAGTTCGGGAAGTGCAAATTCCCGAAGGCGGTCGGCTATGTGGATATAAATTACGGCTACGGGCTGAAATCCAAGCCCCGCATAACCACATATACCCCCGGCGAAAAATACACGATCAAAAAAGGCGATATGTACGTTACCGGAAAAGCCGTCCCGTCGCGCTATGTCGGCAAGACCTACACGATCCAGCAGGTAAAGCCCGACCGGATACTGCTCGCCGACATCATGAGCTGGGTGGCGATATGAGATATCTCAAACGGCTGATACTCGCCGTACTGATATACCTCGCGCTTTACCTGCCGTTTATCGCCGTCCTACAAGCCCTCACCGGCACCGACCTGACCGCCGCTTTTTCGGTCGGCGGGATCGTCGGCGCTGTGGAGCTTGCTCTCGGCAGCGTCATTAAAATCACCGAAAACAAAGAAATAAGCAAGAAAGGATTTATCGAACATGAACAAGATGGATATAACGCCGATTCTGGAACTGGCGGTGAAGCTGATCTTCACGCTGATCACGATTTTCCTGATCCCGAAGATCAAGGAACTTCTCGCGGCGAAGGTCGCGGAGAGTGACCAAAAGAAAATCATCCGCTGGGTAGAACTCGCGGTCCAGGCGGCAGAGGAAGCCGAACGCGCCGGGCTGATTGACAAGAAAGCGAAATACCAGTACGCAAAAAGCTTTCTCGAGGCTCGCGGCGTGACTTTCGACGCCGACACCATGCAGGCGCTCATCGACTCGACGGTCTGGGAGCTTTTCAACCAGTTTAAGCAGGAAAGCGAGAGCTGACCATGAGAGCCGACGACGCCGCCGATCTCACACGCTCTGAGTGGTCGCGGCTGATCGATGAGCTTATCCATGACGAACTCTGGCGGCGGATTTTTAAGCGCCGCTGGCTTGACGGGGTGAAATTTGAACCGCTCGCGGAGGAGTTTGACCTGTCTGTGCGGCAGACACAGCGGATCGTCAGCTGCTGCGAACGGAAAATCATAAATCATCTTTAACGCGAACCGGGCAGTGAAAACTGTCCGGTTTTTGTCGTACACATTTCGGCGCGGATGTGGTATCATATATGTGCCGGATGATAAATCCGAGTATATATACAGGATGGTGAAATCCACATGGCAGAATTCGCAAGCAACGGAAAGGCAAACGCCGCTCTTACGACCGGCATTATCGGTACGGCGGGCACTGGACTCGCGCTCCTCAACGGCGGTCTCGGCGGACTTTTTAGCGGCTGGAACCGCGGCGGCTGCAACGAAGACCACGTCGTCGACCGCTACGAGGCACAGCAGCAGGCGAGAATCGCGCAGCTGGAAACCGAAGTGAAACTGCGCGACGCGAACACGTACACCGATCAGAAAATGCTCGAGATGTACAAGTACTTCGACGGCAGGACCCGTGCGCTTGAGGCGTCCGACGCGGCTCAGGCGGTCACAAATCAGCGCATGGCGGACAGCTTCGAAGCCGTCCACGCCGACATCAACTGCGTCAAGAACGAGCTCTACTCGGCAATCCGCAACGAAGCTGAGAAGCGCTGCTGCGGCGACAACAGCATCGTCACCTACGCGAACGCCACCTTCTATCCGAAGATGGTCGCGGACGTCACGACCGGCACGGCGACCACCGCGCAGAGCACGTACAATCCGATCCCGAAGTGCGGCTGCGGCTGCGGCTGCAACTGACGGCAGGGGCGGCAACCGCCGCCCCATGAGGTGATAAAATGGTAACTCTGGCACAGGCAACCACCGGGATTGAACGGTATCTCGACACCGAAATTCTCGCCAAAATCCCAGGCTGGCAGAAATGGGTCCTCGGCGCGGCGGCGTCTCGTATGCTGTCCCGGTCGGGAGAAATTTTTAACACGCTGAAAAGCAATCCTGTCGTCTCGGCGATGGGGATCATAGATGAGCAGGATCAAATCGACATCGACGCGATATACCGCGAATTCGCGACTCAGGCTCAGCGCGGAGCAGTCACTTTTGACGTGCCGCTCGTCGGCGCCCTGACTCTGACCGCCGCCGATGTGGACAAGCTGTACGGATATATAACGGGAGGCTGAAATGAAAGACGAAGTAATGCGCGGTGTCATCTGGATGACGACCGACGGCATCAAGGACGCGGGAATGGCGTACGACTACGCCGAGGACGCGAAAGAAGCAGGAAAACCAGAGCTCGCGGCGCTTTTTATTGAAGACGCGAAATATCGGCTAGGGAAGGTCAAAGAGTGGTACGACCGCGCGATGAGTATGCACGGGGCTGTCGACGGAGTGACCGACGAGCTGATCGAGTGGCATCGGCAGGCTTACCGGGAACTGCTTGATAAGGTCATGAAATTCAAGGCGTGAATTTCGCGGAAACGCTTGACAAATCCGGGAAACTGTGATATAATGGTTTTGCGAAGGAGAAATCCTGAGCGTGTCTCCATCCGCGAGGATGGTGCGGATTGAAATATTGAAGATTTCATTATGAAATCGGGAAAAGGAGCAGAAATGCTCCTTTTTCTTGTTCATATAGTATTTACAAATAGATACGGTACTTTTTCTCCGAAAGCTATTGACTTTTTGTACCGAACGTGATATAATAGATACATCACAAGGGACGCGGACAACCCCAAACCGCGAAGGAGATAAGCTATGATAATCGAAGTAATGGGACTGGCTGGCTGGAAAATCAAAACCTACTCTAAAAGGGTCATCGAAAGAGACATCGAGCACGCGAAGGACTACAAGAAGAACCTCGGGAATCCGTTCGTTGTAAATGTCAACGATATGTTCAACGACCTTAAGACGGATGGCGAGTACCATTCGAGTGACGACAGAATTGGTATGCACTGGCTTCTCCCGGGGTGTAGTAAGCTCTCTGAGATTGCTGATCTCGACGTCGAGTGGACGAAAGAGCGCAACAAAGGCTATCTGTACGAGGTGCAACAGAGATACACACTTAAGCCGGAGACACAGGCAAAAATCACTGTTGCACTCGATGAGTTTATCGACCGCGCGACAAAAGCCCTGGACGATGCTGTCTCCGCAGAAGACGCGAAGAAACGCGCCTATGAAGAGGAGAAGACACGTCTGCTTGATAGCGTAACGTGGGATGTAAACGGCAAGCAAATCACCGATGAAGGCGGCAAAACAATGATGTATGAACACATCGTCACGGTGGACGGGAAGAAGTTCGTATTCACGGAACGGAGCTTGTTCGACGTCGGACGCGTTATTAATCCGAAACGCGGAGGACTTATAAGCCGCGACAGCGAGACCGGCAAGTACTATCGCGAAAAGTTTAATGACGCTAACGGGTGGAATCGCGTCGAAGACCTCGACGAGGACGAGGCTCGCGCTTACGAGATCGTGCTGAAGTACGGAAAATACGCCGGAACCGGCATCAGAATGTAATAAAGCAAAGGAGAAACCAGACGGAGAGCTTGATTAACTTGCGTGGGAGTACGAGAATGAAAAGAACAATTAAAGGCACGCTGTGTGACACATCCACAGCGGAGCAGATCGGCGAATCGCGGTACGACGGATATACCGAGTACCTTTACCGGACGAAATCCGGTAAGTACTTTATCCACACTGTACGGAGTAAAGGGCTCGTGCGAGAGGATATATACCTGATGACCAATACAGCCGCCGCTGATTGGATTATGGTCGCTTACGGACCCGTAGACGCCTACTACGACGCTAAGACCGGCGCAAAAAAAGAGTGGGCGAAGATCAGCGTGTCGTCGACGACTAAAGCGCTAATCGACGAGCTTCGCGGGGCATATGGGATGACTGCGAATGAGCTGATCTCAGACGCGCTTAAGACATATCGTAAAAACGCATGACGGAGCCGGGGAAAAATCCCCGGCTTTTCTCATGACAGCGTGACAGATTCGTGACAGATTTGATTCCAAAATACCGTTTTTGACGGCGGAATTTCGTCACGGGAGGTGGAATAAGGGTGCCCGAAAACCCGCATGAATACAAGAAAAAACCGCCTATCGGCTATCGCTTGGAGACCTTTCCGTGGAAAATGCAACGATACATGGTCTGCCGAAAAC